TATCATATTCACTATACTTTGGATAAACAAGAATATTTTATGACGGGTGAAGTACATAGTAACAAAACAAGATTGGTACGGAGAGTTAAATATCAAGGTATGTTAGCTCAATATAGAGAAGCCAGAACTGGAGCTTTGATAGCAGAGAAGTATTATACTGAATATAAACCAGAACCAAAAGCTATAGATTACACTACTGGTTATTTTTATAGATACTTTGCTAAACAAGCTAATAATAAACAAGCTCCTATTAAAGAAATATCATACAAAGATTATGTAGCTACTAATTCATTTTATACAAAGATATCTGTGAAGTGGAGATTAATGGCCCCTGTACGTGAAGAAATAATTGATAGTAATACAGCTTCTATTTTAAGAGCTGAAGAAGAAATGGAGTTTATTACAACTAAGGTTATGAATATGATTGAGTTTTATAGAGAACCTCCGACACCAAGTGAAAAGTTAAATATGAAATTACAGAGAAGGACAACAACAAGTACTCCTTCTTCTGGTGTTAGTGGTACAGTCACAGGTACAGGTGGAGGTTACTAAAAAAAATTGATATTGAGAGTTTAATTTAATATATATAAGAAAGGTTATAAATGAATGGTTGGGTATTATATAAAAATGTAGTAAGTGAATCTTGGGAAACTTTAAAGCTTGTAGAAGAGTTTGAGAAACAAGATATTAAGATTCGTGTAGTCAATCCACAAGATGTAGATATTTTTGTGGATAGAGATGATAGAAAAAGTATCTTGGTTGCTGGAAAGGCAAGAGGACTTCCTGACTTTGTAATTCCACGAACTGGTAGTGGTACTACATATTTTATTAAAGCTATCATAAGACACTTAGAAAGACTTGGTGTTGAATTAATAAATGGTAGTGCTTCTATAGATACAGTTAAAGATAAGTTATACACACAACAAATATTAGGTGAATCAAACCTACCAGTACCAAAAACTCTTTTGGTAAGACACCCAATTAATGTAGATTTCGTCGAAAAGAATATAGGATTTCCAATTATTGTAAAAACGTTAAGTGGTTCGTTTGGAGCTGGAGTATTCTTAGCTGAGAACAAAAGACAGTTTCAAGATTTAATTAAATTAGCTGAGATAACTTCAAAGAGTTATAACATTATAGTTCAAGAATTTATCAAAGATTCGTGGGGTAGAGATATAAGAGTTTTTGTTTTAAATAACAAAGTAGTCGGTTGTATGATGAGACAAGCAACTGATGGTGACTTCAGAGCAAACATCACAAGAGGTGGTGAAGGTATCCCATATCAAATTACAGAGGAGATAGAATGGTTAGGTGGAGAGTCAGCGAGGCTATTACATTTAGATATAGCAGGAGTTGATTTGTTATTTGATAATGGTAGTTATAGAGTATGTGAAGTAAATTCATCACCAGGTTTTGAAGGAATGGACAAGTATACTAATACAAACATAGCCGAACTAATAGTTAATTTTGTAAAACATAAGGTGGGTTATACAAATGAAAATAATTGATAGTTTTGGTGAATATGAAGAGTTTATAAAAAATTATCAAAGTAGTAAAGGAAGGTGTCTTTTAATTCCAATACTATCTGACCACAACTTACATCCCTGTGAGAATAGATTAAGTTTCATTTATATTTTTTTAAATCATACGAAGTTTATTGATTCTGAATATATTTTACCATTTAATCATACGGAAGCTGTGTGTGGAGTAGACCTTGAAAAAGTAAAATATGATTTGAATACTGAAATTTTTAAATATACTTATGACAAAAAGAAACTTAGTCACTTTATGAAATTAAAAAATATGTTTGATATAAATTTATTACATTATATGAATTATAATGAACCTCTTTATATTGAAGATATAACAACACCTGTTCACGATATCTTTTATAACAAATATAGAAATGAACGTCAGTTAAATGACATAATTCCAATAATGAAACATATTGAATATTGTAGAAAACTTTTAGATAAATTTTCTAAGTATCACGTAACAGCTTATATGACAAATGGGTTTGATAAATATAACGAGGAAGTTTTAGATAATTTACAACATATAGAATCCAACGGTTTAATGACTCTAGATGGATTAAAACATACAGAGTATAACATCTATACTTCAACGGGTAGACCATCAAACAGATTTGGTGGTATCAATTACGCAGCACTAAATAAAACTGATGGTAGTAGACGGAAGTTTGTAAGTAGTTTTGGTGAGTATGGTAATTTGGTAGAATTTGATTATGACGGTTATCATTTAAGATTGATAGCTGATATAGTAGGTTATGAGTTTCCGAAAGAATCTGTACACGGATATATGAGTAAATATTATAAATGTGATTATGAAAAATCAAAAAAATTATCATTCAAATATCTATACGGTAAAACACCTAAAGAAGTGATTGAAACAAATGATTTTTTTAGAAAAGTAGAGAAATATAAGACACGTCGGTGGGATGAGTATAGAAATAAGGAATTTATATTAACAGATATTTATAATAAGAGAATATTTAGAAGAAATTTATTTAATATGAACAAAAATAAATTGTTCAATTATTTAATACAGGTAACGGAAACCGAGAACAATATGAAAATGTTGAATACTCTTATACCTAAATTAAATAAAAATAATGTGGAGAGTAAATTGATATTATATAGTTATGATTCATTTCTTTTTGATTACGATAACAGCGACGGTGAAAATTTTTTACAAGATATAAAAAATGAGATTGAACATGAAGGTAAATATCCGACGAGTGTAAGTGTGGGTAAAAATTATCATGAGATGGTGGACGTAACAGAAAAATTTAATGAGAAGTTCAATACTAAATAAAATATTATTAGATTGGAGAGAGTCAGTCAAGTCGGGTGTACCCGATACTACTGATGCTACACATCTATCCAAATTGTTTGAAATACTAGGACAACATGGTTGGCCTGGTGAAGCTCGTATGGAGTTTATAGGTAATATAGTAGAACAGAAGAAAAAAACTATTGACCCCGAAACCCCCGTAAAATATACAATTAAAGATAAAGATGGTAAAGATATTCAAAAGACCACTACATACGGACAAGCTATTAAAAGACATACTGACTCATCAGCATTCAAAGCAGCCGATGCTTTAAGACAGAAAGGTACGGGCGAAGAACCAGAAAAACCAAGAAAAGGTTTAAAACCTTCAGATTTTGAACGGGATTTTGATAAAGAAGAACCTAAAGAAAAACCTAAAGAAAAACCAACAGTAAGTGGTGTTTCATCAGAATCTATTGACTATATTGATGGAGTTTCAAAAAATAATGTTATGAATGGAGAAGAAAAAGTTCCAGGGAGAGAAAGTTCAGCAGTAGCAGAGATAGGTGTTGGATATGCTATGGGTTGTTTAGCTGATAATAATAATGATATAGTCAAGGCTGAAAGATGTTTAGAAGAAAAATTATCAGAGAGTTCATTAGGAACAACACATGGAACTGGAGATGGTAAGAAGGCTATAGAGATGAGAAAAGGTATGTTACGATCTGCTAAAAGAGAAAATCAAAAGGTTAGAGAAATTAACGAACAATTAGGTTGGAAAAATTCTCAAACTTCTCATATTGGTGGTTCAAAATCTTCATTACAAGCAACAGTTGATGCATTGAGAGAAAAAGGAATTACACACGTTAATGGTATACCATTAGATGAATATGAAGAAATTATTATAGGTGGTGGAGCAAGAGAGAATCCAACAGATACTATTGGTGTTATTGTTAATGAAGAAACAGGTGAAGCGATAATGTATCACACTTCAAATAAAATGACTTCTGCAGATCAAATAGCAAATGGTTCACCAGCAAAAGAAATTAAAGAAATTGTTTCATTAGGTGAATTTGATGATGAAGATCAAAGAAAACAAGCAAAAGAAGCTGGAGAGACAACAAGAAAGAAAATAGCAAAATATAGAAAAAAACAAAGGAAATATATTCAACAACAACAAGATAAAATGATTGAGGATGCTGAAGATGATGAAATAGCAAGAAGAGCAGTCAATCGTTTAAAAGGTGAAGAAAATCCCGTTACTACTGCTTCTGATAAAGCGAAATATTGGAAAAAAATATTAGCACATCAGGCAGTCAAGAGATTTATGAAAGAAAAAGGTTATGATAAAAATAATTTAACACCTGAACAGGAATTGGAAATTTATAGATTTTATCTTCAAGAAATGAAAAGAATAACCAGTATGAAAAATCCACCAAAGAATAGACAAAGTGGTGGTGTTGGTGAAGCTGATATACAAATAATTACAAGATTATATGGTGAGGGGGAAGAAGAAAAAATTACTGGAAATCCAGGAAGAGATCCATTATATAGTAGTGATAAAATGAAATCTTTTTATGATAAACAAACTAAAGAGATGAATACTTTAAGAGAAAAAATGAACAACATTAAACCTGGTTCAGGTGATAAAGCATTTGCTGACCGAATGGCCAAGAGATTACATTTGGATCAAGCAGAAGGTCATAATCCAGGTGGTATTCCAAATGATAAAGCGGAAACTATAATGGGTGTTTATAGATTTAAAGATTTACAACAAGATTCTGAAGGTAATATGGTTCAACAAAAAGGTGGTAAATTTTATAAACTTGATGAAAACGGTAAAATGACAGATGAAGAAGTAAACAAAGAAGATGTACAAGAGTTTGATTGTGCAGTAGTTGCTGATAAAGAAACTATGGCTGCATGTTTAGGTATGAAAGAGGGAGAAAAAGCAACTGATGATATTGGAATCACGATGGGTGAGTATGAGGGAACAAAAGCTATTATATATGATAGAAATAAAAAACCAATAGGAGTTCAAACAGCTCGTTCAAAATCTGGACCCGGTGGTACTATGCAAGATTCAATAGCTTACCATAAAGATTTTCAGAGATGTTTAGCAAAACAAACTAAAATTCAAGGGAAGTGTGGATAATGAAAACTCAACTACTCTGTACCTTCACTAAAAGAAATAAATTTTATGAAACAATAGATATTATTATTGCATGTAATGATATTGTGTTTGATAAGATATATGCATTTCAGAACGAGAATGACCATCATCAATTAATATGTACATATAATGTAGAATATGATGAAGATTTTATTGAAAATATACCAGATACTATTTCATTACATAGAAAAAAGAATACAAATACATTATATACAATTAATGCATTGAATGATTTAATTCGTGAACTGAATGATGGTAAGTTAGATAAAACATTTCCTATAGAATGGGAAAATTATAAAAACAGTTTATTACTTACAAACGAAGAAGGTCTCAATAAAATACCAACAAGAATTTATACCATAGTAAATGTGAAAACTTGGGATAAAGATAAAAATAAAAAATAAAATGTATTTTCAATAAATTGATTATACTTATTTATGTATCAAGGTTATACTTGATTAAAAAATACTAATTAAATACTTAAAAATAGGAGATAAAAAATGGATTTAAACGCAATCAAAAAACGTCTTAATCAACTTCAAACATCAAACACAAGAACATCTAATCTTTGGAAACCACAACCAGGTTCACAAGTGGTTAGAATTGTTCCTTATAAATTCAATCAAAGTAATCCTTTTATTGAATTATACTTTCACTATGATTTAGGTGGTAAGAATTATCTTTCACCAATTTCATTTGGTCGCCCGGACCCAATTGAAGAGTTTGCTCAAAAACTCAAATCAACAGGTTCTAAAGATGACTACCGTTTAGGTAGAAAGGTTGAAGCAAAAATGAGAACTTTTGCTCCAGTCGTAGTTCGTGGCGAAGATAATGAAGGTGTTCGTTTTTGGGGTTTCGGAAAAACAGTTTATCAAGAACTGTTATCAATCATTGCAGATCCAGACTATGGTGATATTACAGACCCAGTAAGTGGTCGTGATGTTGCTGTAGAATTCAAAACTGCTGAGGAAACAGGTAAATCTTTTCCCTCAACGTCAATCAGAGTGAAACCAAATCAAACTCCAATTACAGAAGATGCATCTGTTCTTGAATCAATCAAAGAAACGCAAAAGAATATTACTGAAATTTATCAGGAACGTTCTTATGACGAATTGACTCAGGCTCTTAATGACTACTTAAATGGTAGTTCAGAAAAGACTGAAGAAAAAGTAGAAGAAACAGTAAAAGCTGTTCCTGAAACAAAATCTTATGATTCAAAGAAAACATCAGATGCGTTTGATGATTTATTTAATAACTAAATAAAATAATATAGGGTGGCTAGGGTTAAGAGCTACTGTTTGTTCCATGCATGTAAAACGCACCGACATCTGGAGCCACTTATATTTATAGGAGATTTTTATGTCAACACGAGATGAATTGGCTGGTGTCTTAGCCGACACCTTAAATAAACAGTTCAAGGATATGAAAGTTGCATATTTCTTGGATGGCACCGATACAACACCTACAGATATAAAAGATTTTATATCAACTGGTTCTACTATGTTAGATTTAGCAATATCAAATAAACCAGAAGGTGGTATTGCAGTCGGTAGAATTACTGAAATCAATGGATTGGAATCAAGTGGTAAATCACTACTTGGAGCTCATACATTAGCTGAAACTCAGAAAAAGGGTGGTGTAGCTGTTTATATAGATACAGAAACTGCTGTTAGTACTGAGTTTCTCGGTTCTATTGGTGTAGATGTAGAAAATATGTTGTATTTACACTTAGAAACAGTAGAAGATATATTTACAGCAATAGAAGAAATTGTAACTAAAGTTCGTGAATCAGATAAAGATAGGTTAGTAACTATCCTTGTAGATTCACTTGCAGCCGCTACAACTAAAGTAGAGTTAGAAGCTGAGTTTGATAAAGATGGTTGGGCTACAAGTAAAGCAATTATACTATCAAAGGCTATGAGGAAAATTACTCAGATGATTGGTAGACAAAAGATAGCTTTAGTATTCACTAATCAACTTAGACAAAAACTTGGAGTAATGTTTGGAGACCCTTGGACTACAAGTGGTGGTAAAGCATTACCGTTTCACGCATCAACACGTATCAGATTAAAAAATCTAGGTCAAATTAAAGATAAAAAGAATAATAATATTGGTATAAAGATGAGAGCTCAGGTCATTAAAAATAGATTAGGACCTCCAATGAGACATGCTGATTTTGAACTTTACTTTGAAACAGGTATTGATGACGATGGTAGTTGGTTAAAAGTTATGAAAGAACATAAACTTGTAAAACAAGGCGGTGCCTGGTATACCATGAATAATCATAACGGTAAAGAACTTAAATTTCAATCTAAAGATTGGACTGAACAACTTAAAGATAAAGACTTTAAAGAGCATTGTTACAACTTAATTTGTGATAAAGTAATTCTCAAATATGAAAAGAACTTTGGCATAGATGATGTAGTTGTGGAAGAAGAAATAAGTGAGTAATGAAAAATATCTTTCTATACTTGAAGAAATCAAGAAGAAGGGTGGCTCTTTAGATAGCGGCGAACCTAATGATAAAGTACTTATAATAGATGGTCTAAATACTTTTATACGAGTATTTAGTGTTATACCGACTACTAACGATGATGGTATTCATGTTGGTGGAATAGTTGGTTTTCTTAGAAGTATTGGTTATACTATAAATATGTTTAGACCTACCCGCGTTATCATAGTATTTGATGGCAAAGGTGGGTCTACCCGCCGCAGGAAGTTATATCCCGAATATAAAGCAAAACGAAAAACAAAATATAGAGTAAATAGAGCATATGATTTCGCATCTCAAGAAGATGAGAAACAAAATATGATAATGCAGTTACAGAGAGTAGTTGAATATTTAGAAACACTACCTGTAACTGTTTTATCTTATGATAACATTGAAGCAGATGATACGATAGGTTATCTATGTAGACAAGTTCTAACTGATTCTAAAATTACAGTTATGTCTACTGATAAAGATTTTCTCCAGTTAGCGAATGGTAGAATTAAGATATGGAGTCCGACTAAAAAGAAAATGTATGATGAAGATACTGTATTAGATGAATTTGGTATTTCTTCTCATAATCTTATTTGGTATAGAGTATTAGATGGTGATAAATCAGATAACATTCCAGGTGTAAGAGGTTTAGGACTAAAAACAATACAAAAAAAATTACCATTTTTGAGTGAAAATCGTATAGTTGATATGGATGAAGTTTTAGATGTTTTACCCGAATCAAAGGATACTATAGAATTAAATTATAAGTTAATGCAGTTATCAGATGTAGATATTTCAGGTTCTACAAAAACTAAAATAATAGATAGAGTAAATGAACCCATTAATAGATTAATAAAATATAAGTTTCAAACGATGTTTTTAGAAGATAAGTTATATACAGCTTTACCAAATGTTAATAGTTGGTTACTTACTAACTTTAATCAGTTAAATCATTGTGCTGAGAAAACTCATGGGTAAAGAATATAAAAAAATATTACCATTAAAAGATAATGAAAAAGTAGTAGACCAAGTTGGATGGTTACCCTTATCAGTTATTGAGCCAAGTAGAAAATCAAAAGTTAAATGGAAAAACGCTTATTTAAACGATGGCTTATCAGAAAAAAGACGAAGTGAAGATAGTGAATATCTCCCAGGCCTTGGTTTTAGTGAGTTCCATGCAGGTCTTACTGAAGACTTAATACATTATTGGTCAGTAGTAGATAGTGTTGTAGTAGATCCATTTGCTGGTAGAGCGACAAGGGCATTTGTAACATCTAAACTTGGAAGAAAATATTATGGTTATGATATAGCACCAAAAACTGTTGAACGAGTTAAAAAACATTTAGACAGTTTCAGTATTGATGCTACTATTTATTTAGAGAATGGTTGTGAAATGAAACATACTGTAAACGATTTTGCAGATTTAGTTATGACTTGTCCACCATATCAACAATTAGAGAAATATGAATCTGTTAAAAATCAATTATCAGATATAAATGATTATGAAACATTTTTAGGAATGTTAAAGTTATGTGCTGTTAACATTAAAAGGGTTTTAAAACCTGGTGGATTTTTAGTTTGGGTATGTGCTGATTGGAGAGATGGAAAAGAGTTTCGTTCATTTCATACCGATTCAATTCAAATGTTTAAAAATGTTGGATTAAAGTATCATGATTTAATTGTGATGAAAAATAAAAGTCCGTTTGCTAGTATGCAAATAGGTAAAGTAGCAGCAAATAGATATACAAGTAAAATACACGAGTATATTTTAGTTTTTAGGAAAGAGGGTGAATTGAACTACCCGTCAAATGATATACGAACACAAGTAAGTAAATGGTGGTAAGATGAGTGAAACACTAACACAATTTGGAACATCATTTCAATCTAAGATTATTGCATCTTTGTTAAGAGATGTAAAATTTATACAAACTATTAATGATATTTTAGAACCTGATATGTTTGACTCAGATTCTAATAAATGGTTAGTAAAAGTAATAAGAGATTATTTTTATGAATATAAAAAACAACCTACATTGGATGTTTTGAAGTATAAGTTAGATGAGATAGATAATGATGTTTTAAAAGTTGGAGTGGTAGATAAATTACGGGATGTTTGGCAAAATATTGAAGCGACTGATTTAGAATTTGTTGAAGAACAGACTTTAGATTTTTGTAAGAATCAAACATTAAAAGGAGCCATATTAAATTCAGTTGAGTTGTTAGAAAATAAAGATTATGATGGTATAAAGAGTATTATAGATGAAGCGATGAAAGCTGGTAGTACAAGAGATTTAGGTCACGATTATTTAGTTTCGTTAGAAGATAGACTTACTCAATCAGCGAGAATAACAGTAAAAACACCGTGGGATATAGTAAATGAAATTATAGATGGTGGTTTGGGAGTTGGTGAATTAGGTGTTGTAGTGGCACCAGCTGGTATTGGTAAATCTTGGACACTACAATGTATAGGAGCTGGAGCATTAAGAGATGGTAAAACTGTAGTTCATTATACATTAGAGTTGAATGAGAATTATGTCGGTTTACGATATGATTCTATTTTTAGTGGAGTTACTACAGCAAATATAAAATATTATAAAGAAGATGTAAAAAGTAAGTTAGAAAAACTTCCAGGTAAACTATTAATAAAATATTTTCCAACAAAATCAGCAAGTGTACAGACATTAGGGGCACATTTAAGACAAATAGAATTAAGTGGGATAAAACCGGATGTAGTATTAGTAGATTATGCAGATATATTAAAATTAACAGGTAACTTTAGAGAGAAGAGACATGCTATAGGTAATACATATGAAGATTTAAGAGGATTAGCCGGTGAGTTAGAAATACCGATATGGACTGCTTCACAAGCTAATCGTTCAGCGTTAGAAGAAGATGTAATCGGAGCTGATAAAATAGCTGAAGATTATAGTAAAATCATGACTGCCGATTTTGTTATGAGTATGAGTAGAAAAGTAGAAGATAAAATAGCTAATACTGGTAGATTTCATATTATAAAAAATAGATTTGGTATTGATGGTATTACTTATCCTGCTACAATTAATACAAATATTGGTCAAGTTAAGATATTTGAAGGTAGTAGTCAGTTTGGAAAAGAGGCACAATCTAAGATGGATAATAGTCAGGAGTTTTTAAGAAAAGAATTAGCGAACAAATATAAAGATATGGAAAAAAAAGTTGAAGGATTTGAGTAAATGCGGCATATATATTATATTTATGTTTGTTGTAAGGTAGGTAATTCTAAAATGGAGTGTTATTAAATGGAAAAGTTTCAGTTATCAGAAAAATTTATAAATAAGTACAAAAGAAAAAAACCACCATTCGGTTTTAATGGCTTAGGTGAATTAGTTTATATGAGAACTTATTCTCGAATTAAAGACAATGGAAAAAATGAGAGATGGTGGGAGACAATTCAACGAGTTATAGAAGGAACATATTCAATGCAAAAAAATTGGATTGATTCTCATCAATTAGGTTGGAATCCTTGGCAAGCTCAACGGTCAGCTCAAGAAATGTATGACCGAATGTTCAATATGAAGTTTTTACCTCCTGGTCGTGGTCTTTGGGCAATGGGAACAGCTATAACAGAAGAAAAGAATTTATATGCAGCATTAAATAATTGTGCATTCGTATCTACTAAAACACTTAAAGAAGATTATTCAAAACCATTTACATTTTTAATGGACGCTTCTATGTTAGGTGTAGGAGTTGGTTTTGATACAAAAGGTGCGGGTGAAGTTATGATTAAATTACCTAATCCAAATAGAGGTATAGAAGAATATGAGATACCAGATACACGAGAGGGTTGGGTAGAATCATTAAAGTTATTGTTAGAAAGTTATTTTCACAGTACAGCAGAAGTTCAATTTGATTATTCAAAAATTAGACCAGAGGGAGAACCAATCAAAGGTTTTGGTGGAGTATCAAGTGGCCACGAACCACTACAAGAAATTCACGAAGAAATTAGAAAAGTATTAAATAGAAATGTAGGTGAACCTATTACAATTACTACTATTGTAGATGTTATGAATCTTATAGGAAAATGTGTTGTAGCAGGTAATGTAAGACGAACAGCAGAGATTGTATTTGGTGATCCACATAATGAAGAATATTTAGATTTAAAGAATTATAAAGTAAATAAACATAGAGAAACTTATGGGTGGACTTCTAATAATAGTATATTTGCAGAACTCGGTATGGATTATACTGATGTATGTAAGAGAATTAATGATAACGGAGAACCTGGATTCGCTTGGTTAAAGAATATGAGAAAATTCTCTCGTATGCAAAATGGTGGTGATAATAAAGACCATAGAGTTGCAGGTGGTAATCCTTGTTTAGAGCAATCATTGGAAAGTTACGAATTGTGCTGCTTGGTAGAAACGTTTCCATCCAATCACGATTCATTAGAGGACTATCAAAGGACACTTAAATATGCTTATCTGTACGCTAAAACAGTAACACTTGGTAAAACTCATTGGCCAGATACTAATCGCGTTATGTTAAGAAATCGTAGAATTGGATGTTCAGTAAGTGGAGTTGCTCAATTTATTACAAAACATGGAATGGAAGAATTGAGAAAGTGGTTAGAGAAAGGGTATAAAACAATTCATGAGTGGGATTGTATGTATTCAGATTGGTTTGCTATACCAAAATCAATTAAAACTACTTCAGTAAAACCAAGTGGAACGGTTTCATTATTAGTAGGAGCAACACCTGGAATGCACTATCCAGAGTCAAGATTTTACATAAGACGAATGAGGTTATCAAAACATTCAGAGTTAATAGGACCATTGAAAAAAGCAGGTTATAAAATAGAACCGGCATTTGGTTCAGAGGATGCAACCATGGTTGTAGAAGTACCAGTAGATGTGGGTGAGGGAATAAGAACAGCGGCTGAACTTTCGATTTGGGAACAATTCAGTTTAGCCGCATTCTTACAACGACATTGGGCAGATAACCAAGTTAGTTGTACAGCAACATTCGACCCCGAAACAGAGGCAGATGAATTACCACACGTTTTAAATTATTTCCAATATAGATTAAAAGGTATATCATTATTACCACGACACAAGTTAGGTGCTTACAAACAAATGCCATATGAAGCAATTACAGAAAAAGAATATAACAAACAAGTTAAAAAACTTGGATATTTGAGTTTTGTAGGTGTTGAAGGTGAAGAAGCAGAAATAGACAAATTCTGTAATTCTGATCAATGTGAGATTCCAGGAGAAATGATAAAAAGTACTTGACTTGTAT